AGAACGCCACGCCCGAGGAACTTGCAGAATTAAAAAAGATTGATAATGATTTTGAAATCAAGATGAAGGAATTAGACATAGATTTATTTGCCCTGGAAACAGCAGACATACAAAACGCTAGATCTACCTTTTCTAAAGATTGGACTTCTAAGATTATAGGCGTTTTGATTATATGTGGTTTCTTGGGTTATATATTCACAGTAACCATCATGCCACCGAGCGAGAATTCAGATACTATTGTATCTTTGGTGTTAGGATATTTAGGTGGCCTAGCTTCTGCCATTATCTCTTTCTACTTTGGTGCATCGCACTCTGGTGATGATTAAAGAATTAACTGAACACCTTATAGAGTTTGAAGGGTTAAGGTTAAAACCTTACCATTGCACTTCTGGGAAACTCACTATTGGCATAGGCCGAAATCTTGACGACAGAGGTATAACCGAAGAAGAAGCTATGGTTATGCTTAAAAACGATATAACAATTGTGCAAGAAGAATTAATGTCTAGGTGGCCATGGATGGAAGATTTACCGC